ATGCGGGGAGGGGGTGCATTTTTAGCAAGCCCCCTCTATTCCTAATTATCATCGGTCCAGTCCTAATGACTTGTCTTTTATAGATTTGATTACTTTCACGTGGATGATTATGTGAATTTGTTGCACTTCAATTACTACAAAACGATAATCATTGTTGATTTGTGTTATGTTGTAACTGAATATTTATTTTTTTCTGTTCTGCCTATAAGCACGGACGGTTTTCTCTTTTTAATTTAAGTTCTTTACCTTCTTATAGATTCCTCTAAAATCATACTTGATGATTTCATCAATTGCTCTCTCAACTTCAATTCTATTTTCTTCATCAGAAAGCTGATCAGATGTTCGAGCAATTCGTCCTAAATAAGAAGTTGAATGATATCCTTTTTCCTCGTCAAACATGAACCATTCATCAAATTGTTTAAAAGGATCAAAAGGATTATCAATCGTGGTTAATGCACAATCTGCTGTCATTTAACACTCTCATCCCTTTCCATTTAAATACTTTGAAACTGTAGAAGTTGATACGCCAAGAGCATCTGCAATCTCTGAAGTTGTATAGCCAGAAGCACGCATTGCTGAAATTCTATGCTGTTTTGCTGTGCTCAAAGAATTTGTAGCTCGCGGAGTTGCTCTCTGACGAATAGTATCAATATTTGTATTATTTAGAATTTGAATAAGTTTATTCTCACTAATAGCTCCCGCCTGGATAGCCTCCCATTCTCGATCTGTAATCTCGACAGGAGTGCGATGCGCCCCCACAGAGGTTCTTGCTGAAGATAATGCCTGCTGGTTTGCTTTTTTTATCTCGGCCTTTGTCATGTCTGGATTTTCTTTCTTCTTTGCTGCCACAGTCGCATTCGCCATCACCTGTGCCTGTCTCTCCCTCGGTGCATTCGATAATGCAATGTTAAGTTTTGCAGACAATGATTTAACTTCCCCATGGTAGGTATTCTTAGCAGCGGCGGAATAGGCAATCTTACCAGTATTAATCATCTCTCTTCGAGCCTGGTTCGCCAATGATTTCATGGTATTAGCATAATCAGCATAGGCTTCCTCTTGCGGAGTACCGGAAGATAACTCACGAGCATCTTTAGCTTCTGCCATCTTGGTACTGTTTTGCATTCTGAATTTGAGTTTACCATTTTTATCGACATACTCTTCTTTTACGGTTTTGTATGATAAGGAACCATCTTCATTGATTATTGGAGAACCTTTTCTCTTGTAAACCTGAGTTTCAGATTTAGCTCTGGAAATCAACGTTGAAGCACCCTCATGATAATTGCCATCTTTATCAATGCTACCTTGATACTTTTTCTTTAACGAGGCAATACCATTATCGATCTCGCTCTGCTTGTAATCCAAAGCATGTTTCTCTGCATCAATAACGACCATGCTGTGACGGATTGCTCTGGTAAGTTCTTCTTCGGTAGCTCCTTTTAAAGTCATATCCGTAATCAAGTTAGAGACTTTCCCCATTTCGATTTGTTTATTGCCCATTTTCTTATAGGTCTTTCCATTTCTTGAATAGTACTCTATCTCTCTTGAACCAACGGTTTCAACTTTTACAGGAGAGCTTGAATCTGGACCATACGCTTCTTTAGTATCAAATCCGATCAGTCCTTTTAACTGTGGTGTTGAAGTAATTCTAACTTTGCTGGAAGTTGAATTACATGGAATTACCATAACCGTATCACCATCAAAGTCAGCCCCAGATAATCGATCAGCATTTGTTTTATTAATACCAATCGCATCCATTGGAGTATTACCAAGAACGCTCTTTCCTTCTAGTGATTTGTTGTTTACTTTCAGAATCGGAATTTCTGAAGTTCCGCCATGAGGATAGCGAATTAATGCCACTGTTTCGCCATCCTTATAGTTTGGAGCATAAACCTCATTATCTTTTAATGATGGTAGTGGCAATATTACCTGGTAACTCTGTCTCGGAAGCGATGCTGCCTTTAAATGAACGGCTGCTGCATCACAATCATCGGCAAAGGATTTAAGCAATGTTTTCTTTACTGTCGGATTGGTAAGAGAACAAATCTCATCGAACTCCGACTGCTTATCCGCTTTTGCTAACCCAAGCTGTTTTGTAATTAAACTAAGACTCTGTTTAGACAAGAACTGTGATGAAAGTGATTTACTCCATTCACCCCAATCACCTTCTTCGGCTCGCTTATTAATTACAGACAATGATTGTTTCTTTCCAGTAAGAGGATCTGTATATTTTCCATTTGGATCGTCGTAGTAGCTCTGACCGCCATGTTCTTTGATAAGCGAACCAAATGGATTATTCGGATCATCTTTGATTTTTTTCAATACATCTTTTGTCGGTGTCCCAGAGTGCTTATTGGTATTGAATATGACATCAACACCATCTGGCATATTATCAGAATATACTGCCATGCCTTTAAGATAATGGGTTCCGTCAACCATGATTCGAACCTGGGCATAATGAGAATCGCCAAGAGAAATATCTTTTACTCCTCTTCGAAGCTCAATGACCCCATCCTTATCGACACCGCCATCTTCAGCATATCGAATCTTTAATCTCTTGGAACTCAAGCTTTCCGGATATTCAAACGCTTTTCTAAAAGAATCACCATTGTCGTAAGAAATATAATTTCGCAAGGAATGGACATTCTCGAAATTATAAATATCCTTATGCTCTGTTCCTGGTGGACAAATGACTTTGATATTTGTCTGTTTTCCGGGATTAGTAGCTTGCGGGACGCCTCCGCCATAAACCGGATAACCCTCTAATTCCAGAATATAAAGAGCCTGGTTAAGTTTCTCTTTGGAAACCCCCAATTCTCTTTCTACACCAGTGCCGACATCTATCATTCCTTTTTCTTTAATTTCTTTTCGGATAATATCAGCTGTCGCTTTAGCCTGGTTCATTCTCCTTTCAGAATTCTCATTTAAAAGTGATCGAACAGATGAGTCATTGGAAAAACCCATCTTATCCGCAATTTCGTTAAGACTATAGCCTTTTTCACGAAGTCCTTTCGCCGTTGCAACCTGAAGAGAACGGCGTTCATCTTTTGCGAGGCTTATCTGAGTACGAAGCTGGGTAGTTGTCAAACCCATATTTTTAGCAATATCAGTCTCACTCGTTCCAGTCTTCTTCAGTTCCTGCACTCTGCTAAGAAAATCACCACTGTGCTGATATGGGTCATCACCAGATCCCCAAGGATAACGTCCGGAACGTCTTGGCATTCCGTAATGCATTAAAATATCTTCCAGAATCGAGTTCACGGTTTATCCCTCCTGATCTTTCAATCTCTTAATTACCTTATCAAAAGTAATAATCTTATCCATAATTGGAACGATGTCTTCAGCTGTTGGATTATGATACAGAATCTCGTTATTCTGATATAGTCTTAATTCCATCTCAATATCACCTGGTTTTACTTTATATTCCAAACAAAAAAGAGCAGCATATATTTCAAGCTGCTCCATGTGCGCTGGAATCTGTCCGGTTTTCAGATCATGAATTCTTAGTAATCCATTTCTAAATAAGATTGCATCAGCTGTTCCAAAGCAATTATCAGAATAATATAACACCTGCTCTGGTGTCATTTTGAAACCGATAGCGTCATTCACATACATGTTTAATGTTTTCTGAGACTTCGGTAGCTTCTGTCCCAATGATATACACTGGGCTGCAAAAGCATGTAACACGGTTCCTTTCTGTGTTGCAAGAAACTTTGAATAAGCCTCAGCAACTTTATCCTCACTATAATTTATCCAATGATATTTACTGGCACCAAGAAAGGCGTGCTGTCCTTCAAGATTGGAATGTTTGTTGAAGTTCATCAAGTACCTCCTCTTTATTCTCGGGATACACAAATCTTGAAAATGACATTTGATTCATGCAATCCACATAGTATTCTTGATTTGGTTGTCTCTTTGCGCCCGCTGATTTCTTGCATTCCAGAGCCGCCCATTTGTCTTTGTGAAGAACAAGTAAATCTGGAATCCCTTGAATATATGTGGGATCGTTTTTCATAACAATGCAACTAGGAAATCTTTTTTTCAGTTCCTTTATCAGATTCGCCTGGAACTTATTCTCTAGCATGAGCTAACTCCTTTCTAATTTTTACAACATAAAAAGAGAAGAAGTTTTATAAAAATACTTATTTTACCTCTTCTCTTCATAAAAGGGAATGTTTTTTTCGCGTACCAAAAGAAGACAAAAAAATAGACAGTGACACATTAAGCATCTCTGTCTACAAATATAATTTAATTTTTTTTCAAATACACATCTCCACTTTGGGAAATATAGAATTCTTTTACCTCGGAAACGGCACGCAATGTTTTACGAAGCGTTTTTCTCATTGCAGATTCCTCACCGTTATTCAACGAATCGATCAATTCACAAACATCTTTTTCGTATTGCGATTTATCAATCTTTTCAAGCCATCGACCTTTATAATCAGCTATATGTTTTTTCAAAATGCTAAAACCGCTAAGCATTCTTTTTTCACACTTATCGATATACGCTGTCATTTCCCGATCAATATACTTGATAAATTCAGTATCATAATTTTGAGAAAAATATGTTTCCAAAATAGTGCTCATTCCATATAACTGAATTGATAATTCTAAGCTCTCTTTTATCTGGAATGCATTGCCAACTAACTTCTCTATACCATCTTTTCCATTCACGGTTAAATCCAAATCGTTCATGTAAAATTCAGCATCTTTAATGGCAACTTTTTTTGCCTCTTGAAGACTTGCTATTGTAGCTACTCGTTGTTCGTCATGTGCCATAATGGATGAAAAGTTTTCATAAGCATACTTAACAAAACTCACTTCCGACAGCAGCTCAGCCTTCTTATCCCCATATAAGAATTCCAGAATTTTATCAATGTTCTGATTTATCTTCTGTAGTTCAGAATTAACCTGTGTGATAAAGTACTGTCCAGATGCAAATGCCATTGCTGAAAATGCACTAAGAAGCAACGCTTCACTTTTTAAAGAATACAAAGATGCAGTTCCACCAAATTGACCATTTTCTTTTTTCCAGAAACTCATGAATCCGCCTTGCTTTAATGACGCAAGTGTATGATTAATACCATCTGGAAATTTTGCAATATACGCATTAGCCATTGAACTAGTAGCAAACATTTCTGGTAAATGCTGAATGACATTGCTCATTTGGCACTTTTGATCATTAGTCAAACCAATCTTAATGTATCCATTGGCGAGATCATATGACGTGTTGACTGCCTCCAACTTAAAATCATTCTCCAATTCCATCAGTTGCATTATTGAATTATTCTCCGATTCGCTCATACTCTTCCTCCATCCAATGGTAAATTAAGAGCATTAAAAAAGTGCGCCCCATAGAGAGACGCACCGAAAAAATGCTTCTCCCATTGTTGCCACACAATCTCGTACCGTTCAAGGGTATAAGTAAAAGAGAGAATACACTTTTTACCGAAGCTATTCCCTTGAACGTTTTATGCGATATACGATTGTGTGGCTTATTTAGTATATCACGAATCAAAAAGAAAAGAAAGAGTAATTTAGGCAACAATAAGTTTTCCTCGTTTTCTAACATCATCATAGATCATCTGGCTTCCATCTCTGAAATAAACGATAATGCTCATATAATCATGTGGTCTAAAATCTCTTGCATTTTTCGACAAGGTTGGATATATAACTTTGAAATTGTCAAATATATCTCGCCAGCTCACTTTTCTTTTTGCACTCATAAAAATCACTCCTTTTTCGGTTTTGGTCAAATACCCACTTTTATTGGTCATATTTATATATTATATTAATTTTTTTATCATAATAGTTTAAAGAAAAAAGTGGGAAAGTGGGCAAAAAGCCCGCAAACCCGCATAAATACTGGGTTTTTCGTGGTCAAAGTGGGGGTTTAAAAGTGGGCAGAAACCGGGCAAATGGCCAGAAATTTGACCAAAATTCCGATTTTCTGCTCCATTTTTCTTCAAATTTTTCGCTCTGGTCAAAAATAAGTGGGCTTTGGTCAAATCCTAAAACCCAAAAGTGGGCAGAAAAATGACCTGTTACTACCAGGATTTTTAACCTAGATTAGACGAAATTCTATCCTAGATTAGAAATATTCGTCACTTTTTACCTCCAAATTCTACCAGTTTTCTTGTCTTTCACAATGATTCTTTCTTCGATATGGAACCCGGAAAGCTCACAAATAGTGAAGATCGCATCGAGAAGTTTATGAAATCTTTCATCCCCATCCTTCTCAATATTCTTCAAAGCATTGTAAACAGTTGGATCAGAATACCCTTCACTGTTCTTTCTCATATCGTCATTTACCATTGATCTGTCCCTCCCTGAATTTTACTCCCCCATATTTCCAGAGGTCTTCTTTTAACTCATCCAAATCCAGTTCGCCGTCCTGCCATTTCTCATAATACTCAATCAAAAGATCGGCAAACTTAGGAATCTTTTGCGGGTATGATTTTTTCCAAAAATGGTCCATGAGAACCTCTAAGGGTAAGGTCAGCAACAGAGTAAGCGCTGTATTTACAGCTTCATCGGTAGCTTCTTTCTTGACACGTACAAGTTCATTCCCGATTTTCTCACGAACCATTGCATCTAATTGCTCTTTTGTGAGATTGTATGTAACTGTTTTGGATTTTTGTTCTGACTTCTGTTCTCTTCTTCGTTCGGCTCTTCCCATAACCGTTACCTCACAAAACGATCCAGTTTCGTTTAGCAAAGAACAGATATCCGCCGACAATTAAAGTAAATAAAAAGAACGTTGCATCCCACTCGACCGGGACTAACAACGCTCCAATAAGAATCATAATGATTGCAAATATCTTATTCAAAATTAACTCTTCTCTCCACATGTTATTTTTCTCCTCTCACAGCTAAATTATTTATTCAATTTTGTTTTGATGAATCGGTAAATAAATGTGCATGTTTTCGGATCTTCGGATTCTAACTCTTTTAATTGTTCATTCAGATCGTCGGGTTCCATGCTGAAGACAAGTAAATCATATAATTTACGAACGATTTTGATTTCCTCCTCCGTTTCTTCAACAAAGCAGTCATAGCCGAAAATATTTCGAACGTCCAATACAAAACTTAATATTCCGTCAACACTTTTCTGCAATATCTCCAACTCTTCGTGTGTTGCGACTTTTACCCTTTTCATTTCCATATATTATTTTTCTCCTTCGGACAATTCTCCAAAATATCGACCAGATTCTTAATAACATCTGAATCAGCACGAGATACCGTGATTTTGTAAGTAGTTTCACCAATCATTTTTGCAACCTTACCTCTTCCCAAATAGTACTTTAATAATTCCTACGATCAGCCAGTATGGACTAGCTATCATGGCACACATCATAGCTATGGCTGTTTCCAAAAGAGGTCTGTCATTTACAAGCACTTTTATTTTGTCAGTAGAAAGAGCATACAAGCAAAATATCGCGCCAACAAGAACCCATAAAAATATAAAAATCTTAAAGCCGTACATCATAATCTCCTTTCAAAAGAACATACATTATAAATATTTGTGTCTTGCATCACAAAGCATCCGCTGCCGTTTGTACGGATCAGATTCGTCCTCAATATTCCGAACAACTTCTTTGGGATAACAAAGCTCTTTAGCAGCCGTTACATCATTTCTCCATCTCGCTACTGCACTCTCTGGTCTTTCTCCCCAGTTTCCTACAAACTCGACCATAGGCTTCTCCTTCCTCTATGAATAGTCAGACTCATAAAAACATTTTTAGATACAGGAGTAAGTCCACAATTAAAAGAAGGCTGCACCGCCATTTTTTCATTACAACCGTCTATTAACCTGGATCTATTTACTCCCTCAGATTTCCAAATAGGTGCACCATAAACCGCATTTTCATCTAACGCATTATGTTTTGTTTTTCTCATAATATTTGACCCATTTCCGCCACTTTCATACGACCTTCAATTATGGTGGTACCACAATTAGGATTATCAATATGTTCGAATTTGATATACGGCAATAAATTACCTGCAAATTCCCGGGCAATATATTCCATTAGGTCTTTCTCCGGAATCTCATGTCTCATAAAAATAGGAATTTCCCTTCGAACCACTATAGTTGTCAATTTACACCCCACTTCTTTATATACAACATGAACGGTTCTCGTTTTTAATCGTTCGTTTTCTTGCTTCAGCTTTTTACATTTCTGTCTAAGATTCATACCATTTTTCTCCTTTCAAATAATGCGGGCGGTGGACTATGCCGCGTCGTCCGGGGTGCTAACTCTCGTGTTACATTCATTCCGCTTAGGTAGTTTTTCGTACCTGGAAGTCGTCACTGTGACCTAAACCGCATTATTAAATATCATTCTTTTGTTTCTTCTTTAAATATTGGCTTCACAAAATATCCTCCACCAAAATCGCTAAAACGAATATCCAATCCCTTCAGACCTTCGTTTCTGGCATATGCAGCAATTAAGCCCATGCACAATTCAAAAGTCTTATTTTCAATAACTAATCCAGCATGAATTTTGACCTCTATGCAATCCTTAACGTTATCAATCTCCATCTGAATCCTCCTCATAAGGAATCTGCTCAACGTCTCCGCCCTGCACAGTTACTGACTGCATGAGTTTTCCAGTTTCTTCATCAAAGTAGATATTATCCAGAGCATGATCCCATTCTTCAAATTGCTCTGCGATATTTCGTCCTTTGGATTTTCTCATGTTAATGAGTTCATCGTGAACGATTCGTCTCCAAGCTCTCGCGATTTCCATACGACTCTGGGAAAGAATATTGTACAGCCCATTCTCAGTTACAAAATTGACGGATCTCCGCTGACCTGCTACTACCATTGGTAGTTTCAGCTTTTCGTCGTCTTCGCACATCTCAAGCATTTTCCATTCGTTACCAGAACTGTATTCGATAACATGACTGATGTCCTTAGCCTTAAATAACGGAGCATCAAGATCTCCATACACGTTAAGAAGCTTTCCACCGAAAGATATTGTTCCTGCAATTTCAATATTTTTACTCATTTGAGATTCCCCTTTTCTCTATATAATTTCACATCAATAGCCTTCTGAATTTCTTCCGGGCTGATATTAAAAATGGACTCAAGGAAATTCAGACAAATATAAGCATCTGCCATCTCTTCCAAGAGTCCATATTGATCATGATAACCACGAATTTCTTTGCTTACCTGCTGTTGCAATTCCGCAAATTCTTCCATAGCAATGGTACACTTCAGTTTCCATGGATCTTTCTCAACACTCCGTCTCAATATGCGCCGACGTTCTTTATCAGAAAGTTCCAAGTTACTATTCATTCCTTTAATAAAGTTGTATCGTTTCATCTTGTCCCTCCCTGCACAAAGAGAAGCGTAAAGATTCCAAGAAGAACGCCAATGATAAACCCGATAACAAAATTAAGCATTGTTCTCACCTGCTTTCTCAAGTCGGGCTTTAGCTGCCTCTTTTCTTTTTAGGTACTCGTCTCGATCAATCTCAGCAAATCCTACCGGTGCATCTTTGAAATATCGGTTGGTTTCAACTTTTTCACCCTTAGGGGTTACTACATATAAAATACCAACCGTATCGAAGTCGCCATTCTTCGGATCTACCAGGAAATCTTCTGTATACACACGATATGCGTCGATCAAAGGCATATAAGGCATCTTAATAGGGAAGAGTTCGCTCATCGCAGTATCAATTAAGCCGCTGTGATAGCTATAATGCGGATTGGCAATATTGACTCCATGAAAACGATCCACGTCTGTATACTTAACAGTTCCGTCTGGTTTAACATCCTTGAACAGAGAGCTCATTCTCTTGCACTGGTAATGTTTAGAAGCATCCTTTCTGCCGTGTACTTCATTCCACACATCTTCAGTATCTTCGATTGGTGTAAGAGGCTTACCAGTAATCATTCGATTGAGAATAGCTTTAGTAAACATAATACTCGCTCCAGAATGTCCATCTTTGCAAAGGGTTTTAAATGCTTTCAGTGCGCTTTCATAGCTGGCACAACCATAATCGAATTCGTCCCCTTTACGATGGCAAGCAATCTTTACCTCATTTTCAGCCCATAACTCCATTTTTGATTTTTCTCTCTTAATTTTGCTCATTTTCGTAATCTCCTTTCTTTTTATTCAAGCCATTCATTGTCGAGATAATAAAAACCGTAGACACATGCTCCGATTAAAATTATCCAGAAAATCCAGAATAACCATAACGCAAAATCGGATTCTAAGTGATCTACGGTCTCATCAATCGTCATATTCTCATAGAATGGTGAATTATTTTTTATTGTTTTATTTTTTAATTCTGTAAATATCGTCCCAGTGTACTTCAAACCAACTCCATAGTATTTGAAACGTACATGGGAAGATTCCTTTAATGTGTCAATATAATCGTCGTCCGGTAATTGAATCTTCTTACTTGAGAATATATGTTTCAAGTAAGATACCTCTTTGCAAGTCTTATCCTCACTCCTGACATAATCCCATGACCAATAAACTTCCGCCGTATAATATGTGTGGGATTTTCCATTCACAGTCCTTGTGTGAGCTACCTTACGAGTATGTCTCGTGTAATGCTCTTCAACCTTTCTCACATACATATACTTTCCACCAATCTCCGGATAAGTAACAGTGTCAACAGCTTCCAAATCACCATAGATAAATGCGTTTCCAATATCAGTCCGCATACCATATTCAAACAGATCTTGTTCTTTAATCTTTACCGCTTTGTTATACTTTTCGTTTTTATCCATCAAATGGTCTGAGATTTTGCCGGAAATTATAAAGCCAATGAGTAACAGAACTGCAATGATAGATATACTTACTAAGATCTCTCTTTTTGTGATTTCAAAGTCTCCGAAATCAAATCTGTTCCATTTCTTCATAAGCTTATTCCCCGAACAAATTCTGTGGAGCATCAACTGGAGCATCGTAATTCAAATATGTATACTCCTGAACCTCATAGCCGAGAATATCTAAAAAGATTCGTGTAGGGAATTTTCTTACATAACGTCTGTATACCTTTATCTGTTTGTTGTAGTTACTGCGATATTCCGCAATTAGATTTTCTGTAATAGAAAGTTCATTCATCAATTCCTTATAATTTTCATTAGATTTTAATTCCGGATAAGCCTCGCTTACAGCTGCAATCGCAGTGGTAACATTTTCGATATCTCCGGTTGAACCTCGTCCTTCTACGATAGCAGTAAGTGTATCAGCTTCGTGTTTATCGTACTGCTTTACACAATCTACAAGGTTATAAACCAGATCCACACGTCTTTTTTCCTGAACTTTTATGTCTGAATCAGCTGTATTCACCTGCTCCTCCAGTGAAAAAGCTTTATTCTGCGAGCTCTGCACTCCGAATACGCCTAACATGACAACCGCAAGAATTCCTGCAACAATAATAAGAATTAACTTCCAACTTGATTTTTTCATTTCAATTTTCCTCCAATTAAATAAAAACCCACAAGCCAGTTAAGACTCATGGGTCAGTTTATAAATTTATTGACTTTTTCTTTGTTACGCTATATACTGTATTCCACAAAAATATATGGAAGGAGGGATTAGCATGGATAAAGATTTATATCATCCGTATATGAACGAAAACGGTAAAATGGTTCATGGTCTACCCCAATACCTCAATTGACTCGATTTCATCTTCATTGAAGCCGATACACAATCCAGGTCTCTGTGGACAATCTTCAATGTCGATTGCTGCGATTCCCTCTGGTTCGTTGTCGTCTGGAAATATATAATCCGAAACAATTCCTTCAAATTCTTCTCCATCTGTGCAAATTATTTTAACTCTTTTTCCTTCAAGACTCTGACTAAGCATTATTTTTCTCCTTTCTTCTTGCTGGATAAACGTGCGTTCCCGTTTTAGAATATACGATCATAGCTGTGTTAGATACAACTTCGTTTCCGCTTTCATCAACGTACGTACCAATATCATGATCGGCAGTAATACGTTCTCGATGATTCCAGTGTCCGTTGCGATCTAATCTTGATTCGCCTTTACCTCCATACTTATCAACCAGCTTCTGAGCATATTCTACATCGCCATCAAGATAGCTTCTTCCTGGTAAATGGTCTGATTTGGTATGACGCTTTTGTTTATCTTTATTGACTGTCTTGGATACTTCCCCAGAATGAATTGCTTCTTCTACAAGATTATCATGTCTGCGAACTTTTGCAACCTTTTTATTTTCTTCTATCGGATATGGTGGACCATTTCTAACACCCCATTTCATACCTTTGACTCCACTATGCTGAATTTCCGCATTGCTATCCTCGTCCAGCTTAGCCTTGATCTTACTGAGAATATCTTCTACAGTTTTCCTTGTGTCGGGAGCAAGCTTCATATACTTTGAATGTTCTTCATACCAGTTGAATATCTCATCCAGATTTTCCTGTGCCCAGCTGAACGCCCACCAGTCGCAGATCATTTCAATAATATAATCGTATGGCATCTCCAACACGATTTCTCCTTCTTTTGGATCGTCATTGATTAATACCCAATGTTGCCAATGATGCGGATTACGATGAATATGTAAGAGCCAAGCTCGCTGGTAATCCTGTACAACTTTAAAAGAACGATTATTACCATAAAAATATGCGTCGTAAGCGTTGTACTCATCCGGCTCATCCTTAGACTGATCGTGAGCAAATCCAGTCTGCCATCCAGCATTCACAGCGTCTTTTATTACATCTGGTAAATTCTCACATAGCCATTCATATCCTCTTTTTACATTTGATCGGTGCTGTGCCAGATACTGATCGTATTGAAAACTCATGCCTCTGGCACCACCTTTCTTTTCGTCAATTTCTTATAAAGTTCTCGTGCTGCCTTTCCCTCAAATGCATTGATGATTTCTGAAGCGTGACCTGGTTTTGGTTTTCCTACTAATAATATCCCAGTGTCTTCACCACCATCATCCGGAAAATTCACGCTGACAATAACACTTTCTACCATTATCATTCCTCCCCCTTCCAATAGATTGGTATTTCTGAATTTGTGTTCATGCCCTCTGCTAAACAATCGTTACAAGGATCAAATTTTTCATCCTTTTTCTTATGCTCGCAAGTAGGACAATATTTTTCAAAATTTACTTCTCTGTAAATATTTTCCATGTGACACCTCATTCATACACAATATCGAAGTAAAAATGCGTATACAGTCTCTTCATAAGTACAGCACGTTATCAAAGCATTAAACTCTTCTTCTGATAACATTTTTAATTTAATAGATAACATCCATAAAAACATAGTCAATGTTTTTAATGTTTTCAGTATTTGCACGTCAATCCACCATCCTTTACACCGAATGCCCCCGACTTTTATTAAACCATCTCGTTTCATTGAATGTTTTCTTCTCTTTCAGAGCCTTACTAATAGCTAGGTCTATACCAGATCTCGATTTCAAATGATAATAATATAAATCCGTAAATGGAGTATTCATTCTGTCAATCCGTCCAGCTGACTGTGACATTATTTTGTAAGAATAATTCTGAGAAAAGAATACTATTGTGTCAGTTGTAATACAATTCCATCCTTCTGCTCCGGCATTGTACTGTACCAAATATACCCACGCCGAGCCTGTTGGTATAGGCTGATGCTTATGTCCGTTCCATTCTGCAATCTCATATTCAGATAAAATCCGTTTTAACAACTCCAATTCATAATCAAAATTGTAAAATATAATTGCTTTTGGATGTTTCTCAATGATTTCCAATAATGCGATTTGCCTGGATGTATCGGTATTAACTATCTTTCGCCAAACATAACATAATTCAGCCGCATTAATGATTGGTTCTTGCTTGAAGGGATTCCATCTGTTTTTCCCAGCCATTTTGTATTCTGAAACATCGTATTTGACATAGATATCTTCATGATGCGAAACGGTCTGGCGTTTGAAATCCATATTCACGAGAATGGAGTTTCGTAAACGGATCAATCTTCCAGTATCTATATACCTGTCAATCTTTGGAAATTTACTAAAGCGGCTGTATATAACATGCTCCCTTATAAATTCGCTCCGGTTTTTATAAAATCCATTTGCTATAAATACCGGAATATAATCCTGCCAAGTATCACCAGGTGTTGCTGATAAAAGAATCCACTCGTTTGATTTCGCAATCTTCAAGAACGCTTTAACCCATGTTCCAGAACCTATAACTCTCTGCTCGTCAAATATAAAGAATGCGTTTCTAACATCGGAATATTTTTTTATATTGTTCCAAGAATCAACAATTACTTTATTACAATATAAATTAACATCTTCGTGAGTAGAAAGAAGGAAGGGCGCAAGCTCACCCTCCCATTCTAAAGTATCTCTCTTTCGAGCAGTTGTAATTATGTATAAGTCTTTCGGCGGATCATCCATAGGCATATACTCATCCGTTTCCAGGCAGCCACCATTACGGACGTAATAATACGCCAAAGATGTTCTAGATTTCCCGCTACCAACTCCACCACAAAGAATACATCCGTTTTTCATTTGCTCAACAGCTTTTAGTTGATACTCACGTAATTCTAATGCGCACATAAGTCTCCACTTTCGCTTGTGAATCCATCTTCAACTTCAAATGCTAAATCGTCGCCAGTCAGATCTGCTTTCGGACCTCTCATAAGCCAGTTACATGAAATTGCAGCATTAGAAAATCCGTTTTCTTTATAATATGCGAAAATACAGTTCTGCACCGGTACGGTTACTCTTATCTTTCTGCAATCATAAACCGTATTGTCGGTTACAGTAATTCCGATTATTTTGGCAACGTTTGCATAAAAATTTTCTATTGATTGACAGCATTGGAATGAACTTATGGAATATCTTTTTTTCATGAGCCCTCCATCAATATTCTTCTGGAAAAAGAATCGTTGTTGCACTTCTATCCCATTCAGTGATTATCCAAATTTTCGTATCACCATACATATAAGCAGCTAAAATTCTCTCGCCATTTTTTACAGCTTCGTTGTTACTTCTAACATCTTCTTCACAGGTATCGCCCCAGTCACATTTGCAATACTTCCCATACAAGGCATCCAAAATGAATAAATATAAATTTCGGTCTTTTTTCATCGCTTCTGCAATACCACGGGTACACACTACCTGTCCAAGTTCAAATTCGTTCATCTTGATCTCCTTTCAAAATTTACGAAATGCTTAGTTAAATGGAATATCATCTTCCTCATCAGACTGATCGCGATTTACGTTGGCATGTCTCAGACTAATCGGATCATCATCCATTTTCTGGAATACTTCCATGCTCTTAACCCAAAGAGATTTTCCGTTCTTTCCTTCATATTTATTCAGGACGACATTCACGTTATCAATCCACATGTAATCAATGTTGCTGACAGATTCAGCATCCAGAAGGACTCCATGACGATCGTTCTCGCCTGTCATTAAGAAAATTTTAGGCGGCCATTCGCTCTCGTAGTTCACTTTGATGGCTACATAATATCTTGGAATAAATCCTTCTTCCTCTCCTGGTTTCGGCTTTGTCAGTTTAACATTGAAGCCTTCATCGATAAGTCTTCTTGCCTGCTCAATATCCGGAATAATCAGATTCCCTTTTCTCTGAGTATTTCCATAAGTGTCTCTATCTGGATCACCAGAGAAATTTGTTTTGTAAATAAATTTTGTTTCCTCGATAATTACTAAATTGTCTCTCATTGTTAAAATATCTCCTTATTAATTTTCTGGTTTATTCATGCAAAGCCCCATCAAAACATCTCCGATATTAAAGCCTTTATCGCAGGACATGTTTAACGGATAATCGTTCTTGAAATCGGGGCAATCGTAGCAACTCTTGTACTTTCCATCACCACAAGGCATACAGTCTGCATCGTTTGCTCCAAGCTCTTCAATATATGGATCGTCGGACACAAACCATTCAAAATCGCCATACTGAGAAATAGTCTTCACAGCTTCATCAACAAGCTTGTCATAATAAGAATGGTCGATTCCGTCCTCTTTTCCAAGCTCTTTAACCATTTCCGATTCCATCCACCGATATCCTTTGGAACCGGTTGCCGCGTAATACTTACCGTCTTTTTCACGCATAAGTAATCCAGCACCATATCCTTCTTTCATCGGACAGAACTGACCAACTTTTCCAACGAATCTGTAATTATGTCCCTTCGCGATTTTCGGATTCAATTCCTGGCAGGTAGATTCAAATGTGATGTCGGAAATAAGACCTTTTTTATAGTCACTTTCTGCTTTGGCAAATTCTTTTTCTTCTTTTGATACATCTGGTAAAGTTTCATTTAAATCCAAATATAAAGAGCTGCTCACCGATTTGGTCTCGCACATATCTTCAAATGCGATTTCTTCTCCGCTGAACAGCTTTTTAAATACATATGGAATCTGAAACTGAGTTCCTGTAGCAGTCCACTTTCCACCATTCTTTTTATTGTCTCCTGGGATATATCCATATAATGCCTTACAATCCTCTGCATCCTTATACTTGGCAATATAAACTGCATCGTTGACTAAAGTCATCCGATCATATGTAGCTTCGTGCTCAAATGTATAGCCATATCGTTCTCCGAAATCCATGACAAACTGAATTATCTCCGGTGTTGCATCCGGAATCTTAATCGAATCGGTCTTGATATGTGCTACCTGGAACCCACGATTGAGAACTTCGTTCTTCAAGTCGATCATGAATAAAGCTCCACGTTTAGCTACAATATTGTCAATATTTCTTGGATCTTTAAATGGATTAGCAAATGAAGCGGATGTGAGTCCGTACACCGAGTTGATGGCTGTCTTTAACGCATTTGCTAAATCTTTCGATGTCATATCGCCATCAATAACCCTCTGAATATATGGAGTAAGTTTTCCATCCAGCATAGTATTCACAATATCCCATGCCTCATGTTTGATGCTCACTCGTCCTTCAACAATTTCCCGGAACGCTCTTGTGAACTTAGGTCCGAATAGCACCTCTGCGATTACACTATGCGGGTGCATTGATGAAACATCCAAAAGCGCAACATTTCCATACATTCCAGGAACACCTTGTGCAAATCCACCCTCTCCGACTTCTTCGCCTCTATAGGTCGATTTTCCACACTCAAATTCATACCCAGGGAAATATGGTAGAATACTGGATTCTTCAAATGGAACTTTTTCCTTACCGTTATTTTTCCAACCATAATGAAAATCTTCCATCATTTTAGGGCAAGCTTCTTTTAAGAAATCAAGACTTTCCTGATCAAGCGTACCGACAGGCTTTGATAAATCCCTATAATGAAATTCATTCTGAGGATTCCGATTTTTACCAAATATGATTCTGGTTGTAAGACTATTGGTTGTATCATTTACAGTCATTTCTGCTAAATCTGCCAGAATTTGTCTTGCGGTCCAATCGGCTTTCAGATATGTAAATGCTGCCTCAGTTGCTATAACATCGTTGTCACAATATTCAGCGACCTTAATCCATAATTCCTCTGGTACCGGCTGGTCCCATGGAAGTCCAAGTTCCTGATGATGAGTTCCAGCTTTTATGATCTGAATTTCGAAATCTGAAAATCCTTTTTTTTTGAGCTTCTCTTCAGAAAGATTTCCCATCTCAATTTCAAGCTTCTTTAAGCTCTTCTTGTTTCCAGCGGATGCAAAATCGTAAACGTCCGTATACGATACGTTATACGCCTCACCAAAGAAGCAATTTGGACCACCTTTAATAATTCTTTGCGAAAGATTATAAAGCTGTTCGTTGGTATACCCCATAAGTCGCGCATATAAGATATGATTATCGTATCTGCGACAGTTAAATCCAACCAGCCGAAATTGCATAAGTTCCTCAATTTCCTGTGGTGTAGGATTAATCATACGTATTACAGGTTTTCCGACGCCTTCCATCTTCCAATTGACAAGAAACAGGTTTGGAAAAACTTCAATATCATAAAAGACCAGCTTTGCCTTTTCATTTTTTACAGCGCAGGCTGGTTCTTCTGATTTAAAGTGCATCTTACTTACAAGCTTCACGCAATATTCTGCTTGGTGTGTACTATTTGCACCGAATGCTAATATTGCATTCCGCATATCTGTTACATCGTACTGAAGACCACTTTTGTATGCGTCTTCCAATATTTTGTATATAAAATCGATACTCGGCTTAGTTCCAGGATGAATCTCTTTATTGAGGTTTCGTTTTATCAGTGTTCTAAGCCCTTTCTCGCTTTTTATTGCTTCAAAATTTACCATTTTGTTATCTCCTTTCAGTGGTAAACCAGAGCTAATCTTTGCGATAGGTTGATTGTTACATTTGGACAACTTACGTCTCAATGAGCTTTTTCCAGTAAAGACCTTAATTTCGATATGGTCGTCATATACTCTGCTCAATGCAGCTGGATCTCCAGTGTAAATATAATGAAGATGCACACCTTGTCCAGATTTAGAGAGTTCGGCATATGTCGGAGGCCATTTACTAGCTTCTGCCATATTCTTTTCTAAAGATTTATTCCCTTGCTCATCTGGAATATCAAAATCAATAACGATATGATTTTCTGGAACTTTTACGTAATGGAGTTTTGTTGGATCTATCTCTGATAATTTAGAAGTTACTTTTTCCCATTTTTTCTGAGGAGTTTCATTGTCCGAAGCATATTGTGCCAGGCAATCCCCACACATCTCATCAAATATGGAGGCAGCACTATCGTGAAGTTCTATAGCATTAGTTGCTATCCCTTCCGAAGAATTATCCGATACGATTTCCGCTTCGAATTTTTCAGTTCGAAATCCCACGTAATAGCTCCTCACTCTGGTTCCATCGTCCAAATTAAATCTTTCTTGAAAATCTCTGAAATAGTTTTTAAGTTCCTCTTTAAACACCCTCTGCGAAAACGGATAACTCACCTTCGCCTCATCGCAATAAGTTTTGTACATCTCCCATGCTGCTTTTAGTGTAGTTCCGTTTTCTTTCTTGAATACGTGATAAGAATCAATTATAAAGTTGTAGAAATCATTTGATGCACCAAGCATGGTGATTGGAATGTAATCATCATATCTGCCAGGATTTGCTAAATATACATTTTTACAATGATAAGCAATCGCGCCCAACTCAAAATCAATCTGACTTACAATTGCTTTGTATTCTTTCGGACTTAATTTATTCCCAGAGGGTGATACATCAATCAGTCGTCTTATAAGACCCGATTTTGCATCTGTTATTTTTACTACTTTGTTAGTTCCCATAAATAAGAAAGCATTAAATCTACTGGAATATGCAGATTTAAACTTCTCGTTCACAGTCATAAGCTCGTGAGAAACTAAACTGTTCAGTCTAGTATTATCCTCAATTTTAGACAAGTCACCATCATGCTGAATCGCGACAAGTGGGTTGGCTTTAAATGCTTCCAATGCAAAAGCGTTACTACTCGATCCCAATGCTTTTGCATCGAATACTGAGTAATAACCCTCAAATAATGAAAGTATAAGATTTAAAACCGTTCCCTTTCCAGATCCTGGTGCGCCATAAAGAACCATAAATTTCTGTATTTTCTTTGACTCTCCAGATACGATAGAACCTATAGCCCACTCTATTTTCGTTCGTTCTTCTTCGGAATATAAAGTAGACATTAATTTATCATAAGCAGACAAATCGCCAGCTTCAAGCGGATAACTCAACTTTTTGCTGGCGTAGTCTTTTTTATTTGTTTCCATGTTTGAAAATATAAGTTTGTCGTCAAGCGCATGAAAATTGTCTCTCATTTGCTTCTGGCAATATTTGTGCCACGAATCTATCATTTTAGATTCAGCGTCCCACATATGCAGAACTTTTATGTCCGAATTGAATTTCGTTCTATTTTCTTCGGCATATCTATCCAATTCACGGTCGATAAGTTGCAATGCATCTTGTTCGTCCGTAGACCATAATCCTCGTTCCTCAATCCAGATAGCATAAAAATCACCGCCGCGGATCATCAAATCAGAACTTTTTTTGATTATAAATTTAGGATAGATTTCAATTATTCCGCGTTTGTTGGAACGTGTTGAAATTATCATAAAATCCATCATCACATCACATTTCGTCTCCTGGCTCGTTGTTTCTATTGTTGATATTTTCAATCTCTTTCTCAAGATTCTTGATTCTCATTGCCTGGTTCCTTTTTTCAATTTCATTTGTAAATGCATAAGCAGCTACAGAAAAAGCAAAGAATACAACAGACTTGTTAAAACTCTTCTGCCTCTTCAGATTTCTGCAAATGATTTCAAAGTTTTTCTCCGTGTTTTTCATACTATTGAAAATATACTCAAGCATGTAATATTACCTCCTATTTCACGCCATTTAAGTACCAGTTTGCCTGATACCAGATTTCAACGTTTCTTAAATCGTATTTGCAATGCTTTATTCTGAACAAACCGCCTTTACCGTCACGTCCGTATTCCCGATTCAATAATTTCTGAATCGCATTTTCTACATGATTCGCATCGAATCTGGAATCAATCATATCATCGAGCTCCAGATTAGAAAGCATAGTCCAGAACCAAATTCTAGTTCGGTCGCCTTGCTCTGGATCTGACATAATATGCTCTTCTAATCGAATGGCTAGTGCTAAAAGCATCTCCAATACGCTACATGGACGAGAGTCTAAATATTTCGCAACCATCCGCCCATTATATCCACTTTCATCCGCAAAGCGATATCGCAGATTGATGCCGTCGTCAAAACGATTTCCATCCATATCGATTGTATATGTAAAATCAACACCATGAAGGAAATGAAATAATTCTCGGTAAGATGGTTCATCGTCACAGACAAGACTATACATCCACTCAAAATACGCCTTATTCAGTTCATCCCTCGTCATCATACCTCCATCTGATGTGGCATCTCATTGATTACATCAGAATATAACTTCTGATCTAGGAGAATTTCATAATCGCATTTCTTAGCGTCATTTCTAACAAATACCGAATCGTCTTCATATTCTCCGAAATGGTTCAATGACTCAAAACCGACCATCTCTTCCACATCTTCAATTATTTCATCGTTTTCGTCCGCCAATATCTGATCGGCATAATATGTTAGACTGATTTTCTCGTAATCTTCATTTTCACCAAACTGCTCTGGAGAAATTACATACGGACCGTTAACCACGCTTTCTTTCTCTTCGCTGATACCACCATCAAAATACTCCGAATATTTTGTATAACCTTGTCTATGAAGTTTGGCTGCATATTCTTTGAGTTCCGGCTTTTCTTTTTTGTCTTCGGTTACGTTTTTCGCTACAACATCTTTATTCCGTTCTTTTTCGCGATTAGCAAAAACTTCTTTTACCGAATCAATTTCTCTTTGCGCAATCTCTTCATATTTTTTCTTAACCGAATACCAAGTTACAGCAGATCCAGAAGCCGCTCCTAAAATAAATGCTAAAAGAATAGTTGTCTTTTTATTCATTATCATTAGTTTCCCCCTCATTGATTGTCATCACGGTAAGAGCGAGCCCTCCGAAAAGTAAGGAAGCACTCAAAAGAATGCCTCCTGTGATATGACGTTTTCTTTTCGTATCAAGAATAAAGTCCATCATTGAAATGAAATTTCCAAATCCGTCCATTAGTGATTCCCCTTTCCACCCATAAGAACTGCGATTCCACTAAAGAAGCAAATGCCAGCTGCTGCTGAAAATGTAAAAGCCATTAATCCCGTCATAATAAAATCTCCTTTCCATCAGATAAGATCCAGAATAGGACCGTCAACATTAAAGTTCATTAAGATGGCATCTTCATATCCGCCGTCTTCAGTTTCTCTTTTAACAACCATAACACCGAAATCAACGAAATTGTCTCCGTTAGAATTCCCATCTGGTTTATAAATCCAACCAACAGACTGGCTCATCTTTGTACGAGTAATACCGAGCATATCATACACATCACTAAGAAACAGGAATCCGTCTGCAACAAGTTTATCGTTTGCCAACTGCTGCTGTGATCTAAGAAGCATAAGATTGTAATTCATATTCTCTTCATAATGACGACAAGTCTTATCAAAGAATCTCGCATAATCATCGACCGTTGGAGCAGCAACGTTTACAGTTGTTTTGGATTTCTTTTCTTTTCCGCTTTCGGGATCCTTGATCGTTTCTTCGATTTTCTTAGCTTTGATATTGTACCGAAGCTCTTTATCAACATCATCACCGAATCGTTCAACCACTCTGCTACGATATTCTTTGAAAGATTTATCGACAGTTGCGTAAGCGGCAGCCAATGCTACATTTCTTTTTCTGAGAATATTATTGGACGCAACAATTCCAGCAATAGAAATAGTTCCGAGAACCACAGCTGGAGCATACAGTTTTACAATCTTAACACCAGTCTGTGCATACACAATTGCTAAATCCTTCTTGGCGTCCTCCTGGGAATACCGATCTTCCATTTCTTTATCATTTTTACATTTGTGAATAGTTTCAATATTGTTTTTTGATTCATCCAGAATAGTGCTCAATTTTGTAGTTGCTTTACAAGCGAGAACTGTGCTAACGACGGTTCCAACTACACCAGCAGCAATTAAAAGCTCTGGACTATGCTTTCTGAGTTTAATATTTACTTTTCCAAAGGCAGATGATGCCTTTTTAACAATTTCAGTTTTATTCATTTCGTTTCTCCTCTTTAATTTAATGGTACTGCTTTTGGCAGCTTTATCATGTAGCCATCTCGTACACGAACTACGGAAGCCGTTCGGATATTAAACCAACCATACTTGTTGTCGGTATAATTTCCATTAATACCAACAAGATCATACAGATCGGCAACGCTCACCAAACCATATTGATCAATAAGCTCATCCATTCTGGATAACACATCTTCGGCTTCCCCTCGATTTTCGATAATAATATCGTCGTACTCATATCCAGATCGAGTGTGATTACTAGATCCGCTATCTCTTCTTTCTCTATCATCATAATATTTTCGATATGATACTCTTGAAGATGCGGATGATTTTCCCCGAGAGCTTCCATTAACGCCTAAAAATGCTTTTACAGCATCGAGGAACATGTCTTTTACATAAGGAACCACAATGTCCTCAAAAATATAACTTTTTACATCATCAACATCCTCCGGAACAAACATGCCTGTAAATTTCTGAATTCCACCCTTTTTCTTAGACTTCGCAGAACCAGAAATTACTTTCTCAACCTTTTTCTCAATCGGCGCTTGACTTTGCCCCTTTGATTTATGAGAATTTGATTTATACTCTTCTGTCGCCATTTTCTAACCACCTCCCAATTTATGCTCTTCCAGCCATTGATTTCGCGATCGTGCTATAAATATTCTGCACGTTGGCAAGATTTGAATTATAGGTTTCGAGGATATCATCCATAGAAGACTGAAGTTTCTCGGTAACGGCTTCTTTAGCTTCAGCCTTTACTTCCCGTTTCAAACCAGAAATATCAATATTACGAAGCTCTTTTCTGATTTTCTCTTTCGCCTCAACTTCCATAGAACGGTATGTCGAATCTACAGCTCTCTCCGCAGCATCACTGATTTTGTTGTACATGGAAGTTTTCACATCTACAACAATGTTATCGCACGCCGCTTTTACTTTTCTCTGTATCTCGCAATCAACTTTTTCGTTCACCCGTTCCTTAATGGTTTCATTAATAAGTTCTTTGGGAATATCAAGTTTACCGTCAGAAATCATGGAATCTACGGATTTTCCAACTACTTCACTAACTTCTTTCATTTTCTTATTTGCTCCAACAGCATATCCGAGACCAAATAAGCCAACTGTTACACCAACAAATCCAATAACTGTATCCAAATCAATAGTCATATTTGTTCACCATCTTCACCTTTCCCGGGAGAGTGATCCTCGATCCCGTTATGCGATTGTTATTTTTCTTAAACTGATAAGCCAAATTACTCCTGGCTTTTTTCTCAGATACAGCATATGTTGTTCCATGCCATTGATCTGAAATACAAGTCCCGAAATTCATAACAGGACCATCATACGTATACTGGTTCATAGGACACCTCCCATATAAAAACAAAAAAGAAAGAGTCCTAGATTTCTCTAAGACTCAATCTTCCTAAAATTCATTTCGATGCTTATTCTTCTGGAGCATCGTCATTTGGAACTTCTTCATAATCCGCGTCAACAACGTTATTAGGATTAGATGCACTTTTCTTCGCTGCACGTTCTTCTGCTTTTCTTTTCAATTTTGCTACGCCTGGCTCTACTACAAATTTGCAGATCAATCCTCCCGCAATCATAGCTAATCCAAACTTAGTAGCTGTACTGAAACTGCTGTTGCTTGAAGCCGCCTTAACGATTTCTTCAGTTGCTGTTTCCATAACTTCCTCGCTGTTTTCGATGATTTCATTGTTGTTTTCCATGATTTCTTTCTCCTTTCAGTTTTCGAAATTAATTTTCTTTCATAATATACTTTGTAAATTTTGCGTACTTACATAAGATTACGATAATCGTATCTCGGAGCAACTCCATAGTCGATTACCAGGCAGGGCGTTCCATCTGTAGCTAATTGAGAACTAAAACTCAAATCCAGAAATCCTCTGTCAATATTCCATCCAAGATCGTCCCCGATTGTTCTAAGCGGTTCCAAACCAATTTCATAATAGAAATCATTAAGGGAAATATACATTTCGGTTCTCAATCTGGCATCCAGTTCATTTTCAGCTTTTTTGATTGTCTCTATATCTGATCTGAAATATCGACCAGACACAGTATCAAAACATAAAGTATCGCCACGGCCAACGATGATAACTTCTTTATTTTCTATGGGATTCTTTTCTACGTGTTCCTTGGCGACTGCATCTCTAACTGTCTGCTCCTTCTTCTCTCCGATGGTCTCAACTACCTTTTTCTGATAATCTCTCAAAGTGGATTCGGATAATGTGTATGCCATCGCCAGAGCAGAATTACGTCTGAGATTAACAGAACTTGCCCCGATCAAGCAAGCCATTGACACGAAACAAGTAATACCAGCTGGAATATAGCATTTCCACGTGATTTTTACAATTTCAAGCGGCTCTAAGTGACTGATTTGATTGCATTCTTCACAGCCAGATCTCTTCGCTTCTTCCAAATTTTCATGGTTCACTCGATTTTTTTCGCGTTCAATCAATACGAGCGCTTTCGGAGTTGCTTTTACAGCCATCACAGTTGTCGTGATCATCCCAGCAATTCCAATGCCAGTTAATATTTCCGGACTACGTTTTACTGTTCTGATTTTCAAATCGTTGAGCACTTTCGGTAGATTTACTTTTTGCATTTCAAAATATCCTCCAAATTTTAGTAATACCGCCCACAAGGGGCGGAAGGTTATTACAGGCTGAGTTTCTTAACCACACGGAAAGCCGGACGAACCCCACGAGAGTACGAAGCGAAGCTGTAACCCGCATAGCCGTCGCCGGTCACACCGGCAAAGTAAGCCGAAGAATATTCTTTTTTCATTGCATTACGAAGCCAGCCCCATTCACACTCATTATTAAAATAAGCAACTCGATTGCGTCTATTTTTCATAAGTGGAAGCTGTTCGTCTCCATCTGGTTCAAAATGGCTCTTATCCCATTCATCGTCCCAACCAACAACCTGTCCAACAGTAGGAATGGTGAGCTCGATGATACGCGTTTTCAACTCTAATGGAAACGAATTATATAAATAGCTATCAATCCATTTCTTCAGGTCAGATTTTTCATATCCGCCTTCATTGGTAGGCTTTTCGTTCATGGGACGCTCTGCAATATAATCGTCAAAGATGAAAAGAACGTCGTTATCTGTCACTTCATAGGCAGTAGCTTCAAATTTTCCCAGTTCTTTCAAGTCTACTGTAATCTTGTCACCTACTTTAGTTTTGGAAAAATCATATTCGTGCTTTGGTACACCGAAGTTTAAATTAAGTAATTCTTTGGCAGATATATCGCTGGAACCCATCCATGAACCATAAAGCGGGTATTTCTTACTCAGTTCTTTAATATTTGTTTCATTTGCAACAGATTTCAACGCAAGCGATGCTGAATCGTAATCTACAGCCGCCAATAAATATTTCTTTGCGTTATAAAGTTCCTCCTGTGAAGCATTAGAGCTAAGCATTTTCTGAACAAGTTTTGATGCGGCAAAAGTTTCTAATGGCATAATATTTTCTCCTATTCTCGTTAACCTTTAAAATTTAAGCAACTAGCAGGTTGATAATCCATTCTGTCAATTCTTTTGCGGTGCAAAATATACTTGCAGTCAATGGACTTACTTTTGAATATTCTTCCATCTGATTTCTAAAATCTTTGATTATAATCAGAGGCGTTACTTCAGGATTTTCTCTAAGACGATCTAATAATTCATTAACCGTCCATTTTAAATAGCTCCCCTGCTCAAAGCTACAATCCTGCAAAGATTCATTAAGGCAATACTGGATGATGTAAATCACGCTTTCAATGGACAACATTAGCAAAAATAAAAACGAAAAGAGTCCACATCAGGACTCCTCCGCTTCTTTCTTGGCAAGTGCTTCATTCACCTTTTTGTCAATTTTTTCATCCATCTTTTGGTCATCAACCCAATCGGTTATAAGATTTACCCCTATTCCAATCAGTGTTGCTGCCATTCCAATAACCTTAATCATCTTACTGTTCATAACTTCACTCTCCTTTCATAATAGCATTTGTGTATTTTGCGAATTAGCATTGTTCAAAATCCAATTCTGGAACATAATCCATGTCAATAATGCAGACTTCCAACCCATCTTCCATTGTCGTTTTATAATGACGAAAATCGATCCAGCTATAACCACTGCTCATCGTCCAACCAATTTCATCTCCATCGTCGATTGGATCTAATCCGAGAAATCCATAGAAATCATTTACAGATAATTGGGTTCCAATGGCAAAATCTCGATTAGAATAATATTCCGCTTGAATTACTCGGTTGAGTGAACTTTCGAAATATCTTTTTGAGTAGCTATCATAGAATAATATATTATCATCTGGATTATGCTCTTCAATATCGAGAGATCCGCCGCCGATAAATCCATCTGACGCGATATAGACATCATCTGCTTTCTCCACAGCAATGGCTTCCATAATTTTTCTGTGAGCATCCTCGCCATACAGTTCTTTCAGTTTATCTCGATAATCCTGGTATGCATCATTGAGCAACGCATAAGCACTGGTTAAAGCCGCCTGCTGACGTTTGTTCAGAATATTTGCTCCAAATATACAAATAATCGTTGCTGCTCCCATAACTACAGATGGAACATAATAAATCCATGCGGACTGAATAGCTTCGAGTTTTGTGTACGCATTCGGGTCATTATGATTCTCTCTACTATCTGCTCTTATTTTTCTAAGAGCTTTTGGCGTAGCTTTTACAGCCAGAGCAGACGTTCCAATTACTCCAACAGCTCCAAAACATGATAAAAGGGTTGGTGATGCCTTTTTCAGATTCTTCTTGTTTAATTTCTTCATACTATCTCCTTTCATTTCGTGGCACGCAACACATCCAATACATCAGACAAAATATCTTGTGCCACAACAAACATAAAATTGTTATCTTGTCTGATTTGAGCATACCGTCTCATCTTGTTTCTAAATTCATTCGTAAGTACAATTATTTCGTCAACTGCAACCTCCTTTCTTGGATAAACTTTTTGTGAGACATACTCTGTTAATTCCTTTAATGCCCAGACCGAATAACTTGACTTTTCGAACTCTCGGTTTCGAATAGAATACTCTGGAAACCACATATCCAACTCGAATACGTCACTAAGCATTAGCTTTAATTCTTCAATAGACATTCATTTACTAGCTCTCCTTTCGATAAAAAATAAAAGAGAAGCAGTACGGAACAATCCGTTGCTCTCCCAATCGAGCTACCCGTTTCTCTTTCTCTCATAATAGTCCTTGTAAATTTTGCGAAGTAAAAAGAAAGAGGCGTTGCCCACGCCCCTCCCGGTTAGTTCAAACCGATACTTTTTAGAATTTTAATAAGCTCGTCCTTTTCCAGCTCAGCATCTACATCCAAGTGAAGGTGTGTCTTTCCATCATTGATTGTGGTAGTAATCTCATTTAACTGAATATCCACGTTATATCCAGTTTTCTTATGTACCACCATCTTCAACGCTTTGGAAATAATTCCTCTTGTGAATTTCGATACTATTCTCATTTCATCCATGCTCCTTTTCTCCTTTCAAAAGCTATCGTTTCTCATAATAGGAGCTGTAAAAATGGCGAAAAAGAAAGAGCCCTTGTTAGGACTCTTCTTCCGATGGTAATGCATATCGTATGTCTAATTCCATATCCGGTAGTACGGCTTCCATCACGCCATTCGTTTTTGTATAAATTTCAAATCTAAACTGTTCATGGATTTTAGCTCTTACCCACCAGGCGATTAACGATTCTTTAGTTATCGGTATTCCTAATGCTTCGTATACATCTCTCAGCAATAAGTATCCGCGGGTCTGTAAATGATCGTTTAATCGACATTCGTAAGCACCTAACGTCCACGCATTGACCAATTCGTTTTTACTCCATTGGCATGACTTTTCGTCAAATATTATGGTTTTGTTCATAAAATGTCACTCTCCTTTCATAACATCCCATGTAATTTTCGCTATATTTCTCTCCTGTCAAAACAAGTTTCCCATCGTTGCCTCTGAATAGGCTTCATTTTTAATGCCCACATAATCTGTCTGACCGTTACTGTAGGGTATAACCCGTCCTTACATGTTCCACATCTGTTGTCAAAATATTTCCTAAAGCCTGGATGTAGATATAAAGTATCTGTTAGCCAAGCATCCACTTCTCCCCACCAGGTACTTTTGGTTTCTGCATTAAATCTCTGCTGAATGACCGCTAATCCATTGTCTCCTATTCTAAACAGTGTGCATTTGTTATACACTGGATGATTGCAAATATAAGTTTCTCCATACATTGATCTATAAATATCTGGTTTCTGATAATGGTATCTCATTTGTGTTCTCCTAGGCAAAAAGAAAAGAGCCTCAGATTTCTCCAAGACTCTTCCTTTTAGCTTATACGTATTTACTTATCGGACTCTATGACTTCTTCCAGTGTCGGATATAAACTTTCATATTCTTCTTCTCCTTCACAGCCATAGTGATCTAAATCTACGCTATGACCGCAATTCGGGCACACTAAAGTGTCCCGCCACTTTTCATCTTCAAATTCCATTAAATTTCCGCACTCATGACAAATGTATTTGCCAGTTTTCATAGAATTGATAAGTTCTTCATTAAAAATACTCATAGCTAAATATCTCCTTTCGCATATAGACCGTCGTACATATCTGTATATCACAGTATATCCGTCGGTATTATTTTGGTCAAGAGATAAAGCTTTATTCTCTCATAATAGTCCTTGTAAATTTCACGCAAAAAATAAAAGGAGATGCAAACATAATTGTAAGCATCTCCATCAAAGTTTACCAGTCAACCATTATGCATCTGTGACTGTATGAGAGCATTATTTTCGTTGAAACGTGAAGTTTTATTCCATCGTCATCTCTGAAATCGAAATCGAATTCTACAGTTCGCATATTTTTGCTCATCACCTGTTTACTCTGAATCGACCAGTCTTTGTCGTCTTCACTGTCTTTAGCTCGAACAGTTACGATGCGAACCTTGGATTCATCCAATTCTGTAAAGATTACATGAATTTTTCCCAATAGTTCATCGTTTCTGTAAGGTATGCTCATCATCACCTCATTTGTAGTTGTTGGTACTTCAATATAAATATTTCTCATATATTTCATCTCCTTTCATAGTAGCCAATGATTTTGACGCGTAAAACGAAGAGGGCTTGTACCATTGCCCTCGACGCTTTGAACCTTAATTTTTACTTCCTGGTTGGTCTGAAACGGTTGATTAAGTTTCTGAATACCTGTGATGAAATTGTTCCAGTTTCTTCAAATCGGAATCCTTTATTCATCCAGATGCCATAGAATATCAATGGTAACAGAAGCTCTGCTCCAGCAATACCAGCTTTGAAATATCGATCTTTAACCTGCTCGTCGATCTGCCGCTGTTTAAGTTTTTCATCTCGCTCCTTTGCCTCATTATCAGCAACACGAGAATTATACTTCTCATCAGCATCCCATTCGCTTTTGTTCTCTTCGATTCTTAGCTTGTAAAGTGTAGCTAATTCATCAATTGCCATTGATTTTTCTTTACTTCCGGATGCAAATTCAGATAACCCCTTAATCTGTCTTGCAATTTCCTCACTCAATAATTCTTCAATATTCTTTTCATCCATTTCTGATATCTCCTTTCAGATAAATTATTGATGTTCATAATAGGACGTGCTATTTGTGCGAAATATAATTCTTAATTTCCACTCGCAATGAAACACGCTGCTTCTTATAAATCTCATTTGCTCCGCCAGGATCTAATTCAAGAAATAAATATGGTCCGCTGTCCGGATCTGAATGATCGACTCGAAGCGAACCAATTGGCTTTTCTTGAAATATGTATCGCTCAATGAGCAATCCAATAAGAATACCTATCACTAAGATGATAAGTCCCATCTGCTATACCTCCTCTCCGTCAATATTTCAGTTATCAAAATAACACGATTCGTGGTAGCCTCCGTACTGTTTTTAATCTAGAATAAAAGAAAGAGTCCTAGATTTCTCTAAGACTCAATCTAAAAACTTGCATTATCAATTGAGTTTCTTTGCTGTGAAAATATAACTACCTAACTTCGAATTATTCATAATAAGTCCATCTCCGCAACTTTTTGATACAATCTTAGTGAGTATTTCTCCTTGCCCCAGTCTGATACCTTTCGTATGCCCGAAAGCATAACCAACTGCGCATCCTCCTGCTAAAGTAAGACTCGATACCACGATCGTACTAATGTTGTTGCAAATAAACTTTTTGAATGAATTTCTAGTTTTGGTTTCGGTTTTAGTTTCCATAATGAATCTCCTTTCAAATAAATGTTTATTCATAAAATAACTTGTAAACTTTGCGAAAAGAAAGAGCCCTTGTTAGGACTCAATCTCAAAATGCTTCTTGAGTAATTCATATACAAGTTTTGCTTCTTCTTCTCTCAACGATGCCATATCCCATCGTTCAATACTATCATCAGAATGTTCTCTATCTTTTACTCCGACAATAAATGGACGACCTCCTTTAGCATCAGCGGTATAAGAAAAACTGCAATTTTCAAATATTAACATTTAAATCACTCTCCTTTCATAATAGGAGTTGTTTTTATCGCGCATTTTCATCCTCTTTCTTTATTCAGCAGCCAAAAGAATCGTCTGTACAAGTTGTAATACGTGTCTTTACAACATGGGATTTCTAATCTAGCTTTAATAATATCGTAGGACCATCCCTCAGTTACGCCTTTTAATATGTACTCAGCCAATTCTGTATCTGTCCGCTCAGCCGTTTTCTCTATCATATCCATACGCTTTGAAAAATATGATTTCAGCATTCCGATTTTTGCAGTCGGATCGCATACTGTGCTGTTTGCTATAACTGCCACATAATTAGTAGAACGACTAGACAGACCATCTAGTGATACATAGTTTCTTTTCCATATTGGATATTGAAGACAAAAATGCTTCAACTCGTAATAACGATGCTTCTCAATCCAATATGGATTATTTTCGGATACTTCGGCTCTTATAATATTTCCCATATAGTATTACCTCCTTCTAAATTCTATTCTAGGTTAGAATTTTGAAAATGTTAAAACAAAGTCAGTGGAAAAATTTTCCATCATAATCTTGGTTTAATACCCTGCTTCTTCCAACGTTTCATCGTTTCCTCACAAGGGAAATCTTCAAAGCCTAAAGTCTCTGGACTGATGAATCCTTCTATCACTCCATCTATAATATCCGACTCGTAATGCTTAAAAGGATATAAATATTCTGGAAGATCTCTATGAATTGTTTTGCACTTCGGGCATTTATAACGTTCTATGGCAACGAGTTTTTTGGAATGATCCTTTCCTCTTACAATTCGTTTCACAGTATCATATCGCTTCAATTTTTCTTTACAGTCAGGGCAGTATTTATCTATGGTGTTCGCCAGCCTTTCATATAATCCGTACTATAACCATATCATTTACCGCCAAAGGAGCACATATACATAAAAAGAGCACCAGTAGATTTCTCCACTAATGCTCTTATAAGTTCAATTTGATTTTCCTTTTACTACACCATTTACTACACCATTTTTACACCAAAATACGATATTTTGCGGCATTTTACGATGGGTGCAAAAAGCCCGCAAACCCGCATAAATACTGGGTTTTTCGTGTTTTCCAAAAATGGATGTATAAAATTAACTTTTTCTTAAAGATTGACTTTAGAAATCCAGTAAAATCAAGGGTTTTCAGACTATAGTTTTTTTTACTACACCACTTTTACACCATTTTGATTTTCCATCTTTTTCATCTCATCAAATAAAGTCTCATCTGAGACATGACAGTACAAATCCATTGTCATCTGCAATGAGCTGTGACCTAATATTTTTTGAAGCGTTTTAGGGCTCATTCCATTCTCTATAGCCCTTGTTGCGAAAGTATGTCTGAACGCATGCGGAGTGAATTTCTTTATACGAATTCCATCAGCTTCCATTTTATTGAGTATCTCATTTATTGCGTCAATTGCTGCCACCTCCTGAAAAGGTTTACCACTGCTTGTAGGAAACACCAGGTCTTTAAAATCCCAACATTTGCGTTTTTTAATTCTAGTTTCATTCAATAGCTTTTGATGTATAAGTGCATCAATACACGCATTTGTAAGCGGAATTAACCGTTTTCCATTGAATGTTTTTGGCTCGTGCTCTTCGAAATAATACCCGTTCTCCCCATGTATATGACACATTGTTCTTCTCACATGTAGCGCTCGTCTTTCAAAATCTATATCGCTCCAGTACAGTCCTCTAAGCTCTCCGATTCGCATTCCGGTCTCAAGTGCCACAACGAATATATTGTAGAATCTGTGATCTTTAGCATATGTAAGGAACAATTTAGTCTCTTCGATTCCTAGCACTCGACGCTCTTTCGATACTTCTTTACCGATTTTAGTTATGAGGTCTTTCGCAAAATTTTGTGGTACCAGACCGTTTCTTTTCGCTTCGGCAAATAGCCCATTCAATACTACTTTGACCCTCGTTCTTTGCTGATTGCTTTTTAATTTGTTCAATTCCGCTTGAAGCATCACAGGATTTAACTTCTGTATTTTTTCACGACCTATCCCTTCTTTTATAGATTTATATGCTATCTCATAGGCGCTTAATGTTGTATTCCTACAATTTCCTTTACACGTAGTTATCCAAACATTATACCACTCGTCCAATGTCATATTACTTTTTACAAGATTTACTGCATTATCGTCAGCAATCTGCGCTTTTCTCATTTGGGTTCTGAGATTGTTTAGGTTCTTATCATATAAAGTTTCCCTTTTTCCAAAGCGATTTGTGAATCTAGCTTGATATAAGCCATCTTGTCTCTGAGAAATACCAACGCCCAGTTCTTTTCCTTTTAGTGATTTTCCCATATAAACTCCTTTCTGCAATGGGGAAAATCCAAATTGAACTTACCCCAAATATACCATTTTAAAAGATATTTCGCAATAACCAGGCATCGACTTTATCCCTGTGAGCATATAATCGGTTCCCTATTCGAATAGTAAAACCATTATCGGGGTTATGTAACAACTCTCTCGCTTTGGTTTCTCCTATGCTCAAATAGGTGCACAAATCTTTCACGGTAAGCAGTTTCTTTTCTTTTTTATTTTCCATTTTGACCACCTCCATTCCCGTCTTGATAGTACCAACGGAGACGGTCACCTGCGTACTGAAAAAAATAAGAGGAAATGTATTTAGAGCGAGAAAGACACCCCATCTCTCCCGCTCATCTTTAACTATTTCGTCGCATCTTCAGAAGTTTTATTATACTGGGATGTACTAATTCCGAGAATCACTCCAAGGAATGTATCAACTGCTGTGATAGTTCCGACAACCTGCTCTCCACATGGAAAATTCCAAATACCAGCAAGCGCAAAGTATAAAGTTCCAAGAGCTGGAAGCAAATACATTGCGATCCATTTAAGAGTGTCATAAGTTTTGTTACTCATGTTCATTATTCTTTTCCTCCTTGCCTATGGCAAATTTGTGAATCGGGAGTTTATCCACTTCTTTCATAACTCTTTCGGCGGAACCATTTCCTCCCAATTTTTTATAAGGATCATAAAGATATGTTCGTAGGTTTTCATACTCGTCCTGTGTCACATAACCTCGATCTACGTACTGCATACCAAGATACATGATTCGATCATGAGCCAAACCAACTAGCATCTCTGTTTTTACATCTTTTCTTTCGCTTCTTTTTGTTAAATAGGCCCACAGCCCAGAAGAAGCTAAAACTGAGCTAATAATCGTAAGTACCATCTGAAACCATGGTTCCATCAAGCTACCTCCTGTGTTGATTCTTGTTGTGACCTATCTTTTATAATCATCTTCTTTTTCACGATGGTTATGGTCTTATTGAATAGGCCTTCGTATAATTCTAATAAATCTTTTCTCTGAGTTCTGGACATAAGCTTATAAAAGTCTCCCATCCAGCCCTTGAACATTCCTTCAACATTTTCATATGGTATTTCGCCATTTTCCACCTTAACGGCTAATTTCTTCAATTTTCTACGCATTGTATAAACCCGATCTGGATTAATTCGTTTCATAATCTTTCCAGATTCGGTTAGTGTGTATTTTATCTGAAGAAATTTATAAGTACCACTTATTTTGACGATTCGTGTTTTCTTCATATTAATATGAATTCCGTATTCACGAGCTATTCTCTCAATGTTTTCAAGTAAATCCAATAATTCCTCTTTGGATGGGCTCATGATATACCAATCGTCTGAGTATCTTCCATAAAATTTTATTCCTCTGACATACTTTACATAATTGTCAATCCGATGCGGATAATAAATACCAATCGCTTGCGATAACTGATCACCCATATTCACGGACTTCTCCATGAATTTTTCACCAGTCAATTTGTTCTTTGGAATCTTTCGGTACTCTAATTTGTTGAATACCTCGTCCAGACATGACGCATATTCATCATCGCTCATATACGACACATCAACTTTAAACCCATCAAATATAACGTTGAGTAGCCAGTCTATAAATTCGTCATCCTCAAATAATTCAAGCAACTCTTTCTTTGCTATTTCATGGATAATATTATCGTAAAACTTTGAAAAATCACCAAAGAGAATATAACCCTCGTTTCCGTACAGTTTGTAATATTTCCGTAAATGTACCTCGAAACGTTTTCTTTGCATAGATATGCCACGCCCTTTCAAGGACGCACAATTATCATATATGATTTTTCTTCTTATTTTGGGGATTAATAATTCGTCGCATAGAACATGCCTGACAATACGGTCTTTTACTGGAATACTTGTAATTGGTCTTATTTTGCCTCGTTCGCGCAGTTCAAATTCATCAACAGGACCGTTTGTAAGAGTCCTATTAATAAGATCATCTTGTAGTTCAAAAATATACCTCAAGAAATTAAGAATAAATCTTTGGACAGATTCTTTCCACTTACTGCCTTTTATAGAGGCTTTGTAACCCGCATAGAGATTGTTGGCGTCGCAGAGAATTTCCTCGTATGTCATAATTATTCACCGTGATAGCAATAGTTACCGTAGTAAATTGCGTCCGGCTTTATCATTTATCCCTTTGGTGGAACGGATAACATCTCCTTCCCTGATTGGTTAGATCAAAGAATCCGGACGAACCCCATTAGAGTTCGAAGCGTTGTTGTAATTCGCATTGCCGTTGTTGTTCACATTGGCAAAGTTAGCCGAAGACACGCATAAATACAGATGTTACCCTGGAAGATACGATTTCATTTTATTGTCTCTTTGACGCCATCTCTTTATCAACTCGATTTCTCGGTCAATAGCTTTACTATATCTGCCATAGGCATTCAAATCAACATTGAATCTGCCTACAACACGCTGTAATGAATTGATTATCTGATTGCAATTCACAATACCGGCATTTAAATAATCACGCCTAATTTCATATTCATGCATAGAAGTCGGAAATAAAGATCTCGCAGCTCGTAAGTTAGCAGTCAATAAAGAGGCAGATTTTTCAATCTGTTCTTTTGTACTAAGCATAATATAAGCATAAGCTTGATAATCAACTTCCAATCCTTTTCCAGTTGCATATTGTTCCCGAACAAACTGTTCCTGACTTTTTATTGCAAAGCTCCTCTGCATGAATTCAATCAGCATGTCGTATAACTCCAGCGAATAAGCAATCGCTTCTTCTCTCGACTCTTTCCGCTTAGATGCTAATACGCTCATTAATAATCATTTCCGGTAATTTCAGTGAATTCTTCCTCTGTAATCCAGCCCATTTTTACGGCGTTGCGGACACGTGTTTCATTCCATACTTTCAGAGTATAAAAACGTTTTACTTTCTCGAAATTATCACTATGCATCACGATGTTCCTCCTTTTCTTTAAAGTTCAACGCCAGCCATCATTGCAATATACTCAATGTCCGACTGCATCTTGATTTTTTCCATTTCAGCTTTTGAAATGTCTCGAAGAACAAACCAATACTCTTCTCCCATCGGAGTGATCTGAACAAGCTCCATATTATTGTGAGTTTCTTCTACTTCGCCATCGCTGATGACAACAGGGCTGCAACAATCTTCAAACATCTCTTTTGCAATTGGAGATTTCGAGATAAAATTGTTGCCGTTGAGTTTCAAGTCGCCGATAACAGTACCATCAGCAAGTGTAATTGAATAAGTTTTATCTTCCATTTTGAATTTTCTCCTATTCTTTTATACAAATATTAAATTCTTCGGGGCACGAGGCCCCTCAGTTACTAACCAATAAGGAAATACGGACGAACCCCACCAGAGTCCGAAGCGTAGTGGCAACTCGCATCGCCGCCGATGAGCACATCGGCAAAGTAAGCCGAAGACACGACATCTCTCAGCCAATACCAATATCGTAAGTTGACGATTGACGGATTGAGCATAGCTGCTGCGAACTGCTGACGACCAGTTGTATACTTATTCGGAAGCGTTACACCATCGTTTGCGGGCGCATACACATGAGTGCCATAAGCCATGATTTCGTTCATTAATTCTACCTGGGAATCAAACCATGCTCCAGCAGATGCATGACCATCAGTAACAGCATTTGTCAGATAATCTCTATGAGTGAGAAGCATGTCTCCGAATGCAGCCTTGATTGTGGTCTTTGCCTGCTCCAGACCTTCTTTGTACATCTTAGATCCGACATAACCACCCTCGGTTGTATTTGTATCATTCATAACATGACTGTATAATGCGGAATCCGGGACGATTACCAAATGTGGTTTGGCGAATTCAGTATCACCGCTATGGGTAAAATAGTTAATATCCCAAATTCTCCAGGTAATACCGTTAATTACCCAGTAATCGCCGATATATAGATTATCAAATGTTCTATTTCTAATTGCAGCTTTCTGCTCAGCCGATACGGATGTTCCAAGATTTCTTCCGCCCCAGATCATTCTGTGCTGCTCTGCTGACACCATACCAGCCAAGTCAATAGCTGCGTTTTTTGCTGTGATTTTCTTAGTACCATTCGTACCATCCTTGATAAGAATATCCCCACTGTCGAATCTTGTCGCAGCAGGATAATCAATAAGTTTACTCATTTCTTGTTCCTCCCTTTATGCAAATACCCAGTCTTCAGCCAACATATCCGCCTGAGATGCTAACCACCCCATCTGTACTCCAGATGTTCCGACAAAGGCTACTGCCTTATTTCCAATAGCATCATGTTCACAATTTACAATCTGATTGTCCGCTGTCTTGTAAGAAATTCCAGAAGCAAGTTGAATGTACTGTTTCTTGCCATTCCAGCCTTTACGTGCAACTTTCATTCCTCTCTTCAAATATTTGATTGCCTCGCCGAAAGAAAATGTCGCCTCTCCTCCCAGTTCGGGACAATTGTTTTCATCCGCCACAATCCACTCATCGGAAAGAATATTTCCTAAAGTATACTCAACTACTTGAGTTTCCCGGATGTCCAGTTCTTCTCCGTCCTTGGTATGCATAATGATACTTTCTTTCTCCGAATCCCATTTCCAGAATCCGCCCCAAGATGGAAGTTTAACTTTATTCCCATCTTTCATGATCTTTAGCGCCTCTTCAAATCGCATTTCTTGTTCCTCCTTTTAGCAATTTATTGCGTCCGCAAACGCAGGAAGAGTCTTCAAATAATCATAAGCCTCTTCGATTGTCATATTTTCTTTGTACGGCAACTCATATGTAACTGTAGCAGTATATGCTGGTTTCCCAGCGTTTTCATTCTCTCTACTTTCTTCGTCCACATAGGAAATAACAGCAATCGAAATGTGCGTGTTGATTGCTGAATGAACAAACAGGATTCGATGATAACTCAGAGGAATACCATTATCCTGTTTTATAGATTTGCTTAAAGCCATTTTGAATTTTCCTTCTTAATTGAAATACACTGTAAACTGACCAGAAACGCCACAAGCATCATTATTGGTAACTACATTTGTAGTATTCGCAAAGTGTGCCATAACACTGATACAGTTATCAGCTAAGGTTGCTTCGTAATATTCCGGTTGAACGTTCGTATCTGCTCCAGAGCCATACAAATAATTCCCACCTTGTCGAATTATCAAACCCGGATTAGAAACTACGCTTACGGATGTTACTCCAACACATGGTCTCGATAAAGGAATGCAAAAATGTAGATTTGCTTTACTGCCTGTAATAAATCCTCCGCCTTTATAACGCATATTAACGCAAGCGTCTCCTGGGACATAATATGGTCTTATCCAGGTGTCATATAATCCGGAATATAATACTATATCCCTTCCCATTAAACATAATTGACCTCTTTTTGCAGCCGCATGTCCATATCCAACAACCACTTGATCGCTAGAATTCACGTCAACAACAGATCGATAATTACCAGAAGTATCTGCCACCCACAGCCCATGGCCGTTATTAGCAAGAAAATTATCTCCTGTTTTCACATTACTAACTGCTGATATTTCTTTTCCAGATGATATTGCTCCTGGAGTTGAAATGTCGCCACTCATGAAAGTGAGATTTCCGTAAACATTTATAGATTTATCAAAAAACTCAAATCCAGCACCATTGGCGATTTCAGTTCCAGTGCCCATTTTTCCGAGTTTTATGGATATTCCATCGAAATATAGGATCTTCTGAATATTTTTTCCATTGAATATCGAATATGATTCTTTGGCACTCATTTCACGGGCTTCGATTTTCACACCAATAATCGATCCGCTTGCTTCTATATTCAGGGCAAACAAATCGTTTACGTTGATCTTATCTGCATTTACCGAGCCAGAATACAAATTTGCACCATCAATGTAGATTAAATCTTTGTCTTTTGCCCACGCTACAAGTTTTTTCCAACTTTCATCAGCAACTTTACTAACGTCGTCCAGATCGCCAAGTCTTGCTGCTGGAGATGATAAATTTCCATTGATAATGACTGAATGATTCTTAACCAATATAAGAACTCGCTCACCATTTATCGCATTGACCGTGGCACCGCAAGGGGTGAGTAAATCTGAACCATCCATTCGCACATACTTTTCCCCATTTCGAACAACTACTGTTCCATAAACAGCGTTTTCGCTTCTGCTTTTATCTTTGTTTGCAACAGTTTTTGCAAACTGAGATGCAATCTCGTTAGATAATGCCAAAGTCAATCACCTCCATAATTTTGATGTATATATCGCTGTTTCTGTAACTTTGCATCCAGTATCGCAAGTAATTGCCTGTTTCACGATTTTTGCTTTTACATTGTTAATACCAGCTGCCTTATAGTTCAAGAGAACACAATCCCCCAGTCTAACAGGGTAATACCCATGTGAAAATGTCACTTTATATTCCACTGTCGATAGCTTCTGAAGTAATTTTTCAGCATATTCTTTAACTTGATATTCTGTCGGTTCTCCAGAAAAATCTGGATCAGTGTCCCTATGGATTATTTCTCTCCCACGGCTAACCGTAGATGTGGGGCTGTTGGAATCTTCGTTTACAACTCGGGCATAATAATTCAAGTTGTTCTTGGAATACACAACTTCAACTACATTTGGAATCCCGTATAAATCGTATTCTTCACTTACATCTGCATACAAAATAGAACTATCATCATCATTGAATTCAGTTACGGGCTGTAAAGTAGCCGTATCCTGAACTGGTAAGAACAGAACACGGCCTAATTCATCAAGCCCTAATTCGTATTTTGCGTTTGCTATAAGATCATCAATAAATGAAATCCATTTATCATCGGTATTTGCTGCGAAATCGAAATACAATTTCTCGTCACAACTAGGCTTCACGACCGGAGCCCTAACATGATTTCTTACAATCCGATAAGCTTCATCCATTACATTCGAGTCTTTTTTGATAAAATATCCGATTGGTGGCGGATTTTCTTTTAACTCAAGTAATGGCGTGTACGAGTCCATGTTAATTGTTCTTACACGACCATCAAACGCCGAGGATGGTGTTTGTACTAAAAAAGTTCCTAATGGATGCCTTTCTTTAATTCCATTTTGAATTGTTACGAGATATGCTCGAATATAGCACTCACCTAACCGCTCATTGATGTTGAAAGAAGCAGATCCTTTTGTCTCGGCGTCCTCGTCTCGCTCGATGGTAGCTGATCTTACAGTAGTAATCTGATTCTTATCTTTCCAAGTTCCAGGATCGACAATATAGTATTCGAAGGTTTGCTGCATAGACTTTTTCCAATCTGGCATTTATGCACCTCCTTCTACTCTTGTCAATTCTATCGAAACTGGTATCGTTAATGCACAATGTGTCTGTGATATTGATACTTTTATATGAGCCCAGTATCCGGTTCCAGATGGTTCTCTTGCGTAAACATCCCCCATCCAAACGGCAAGTCTTCTGAGAGCATATAAAGTTTCTTCGTCATTAGATGGCACTTCCATTTTCCATGAAGAGGTTTCTCCAAGTTGTGTCCCGTAATAACTTACAGGTCGCTTTCGTCCAACATATTTAACAAGAGCTACATCTTTGTCATTCTTATCCGATACATCCACATTATACGGAAGTCTGACTAATGATCCTGTCCACGGAGGAGTTGCTACTTCATCGGCTTCGTTTGCCAACGATGAGTCAAAAGAACTCCATGCTTCACTCCATTGAATAATGACGCCGTCTTCTCCTATAGGATAACCTGGAGGATCATAATAAGATACAGCACCGGTCTTGATATCGGTAGCCACGATTCTGTACCTTGCGTAATCTAATGCCGGATGCGGATCAGTAACGTAATGGCCATGTGTGTTTTCAATACCGCTGGCAATTTCAACGAACTCGCCAGTGTATTCTTTTCTGTACACAGCTAATCGCACGTTTGCTGCGAGTTTCTCATTTTCGTCTTCGCAATACGGTCGAATGATGCAGGAATACGTATCTGGATCGTATGCAATCTCTGCATTCGGCTCGTCAACTGTTTCATCCCAGCTCACCGTAAATTTGGTTGTCGCATCGCAACTCAAACCGATATTCATCGTTACAGTTACTTTAACCGTATACGATATACCATTTTCCAAATCTAAGTCGTTAGCTGAAATTCCAATTGCTAAATTTCCAGAAGCGTTGAAATATTTTGAATATACCGATTCTCCAGCAGTCACCATATATTCATTTCCAACTTGATCAGTTGTTTCATACCCTTCGTTGGCTGTAATATCAACATAATACCCTATTGGACTTTGTGTTTTTGGACCTGGAATCGCATTTATATAGAATGGGAAAGATGTTAAAGTTGATAGCGCTGTGCCGTCCATCTTACGTACATAAACAGACAATGTTGGATGTGCATATATATTAACCTCACGAGTTGCAGACCATTCACTATACGCCTCAGTAATACCAGATGTTCTAACTCTCCATTTTATGGTTGTGCCTTCTGTATACACTCCAGTATTGATGGAATATGTACTTGCTTTTCCTTGATCATCGTCGGATTTCGTATTTTGAATCGTCTGTGTCGTAATCCTACCGTCAACGTTCAATTCCAGTTGAGCATGTTTCTCATAAGAACCGTCTTGAGAATTATGAATCCAATATAGAATCAACGATTCTCCGACCATAGCTGTTGTTGTAGATGACCAGGTCGTAGGTGCTGAGGGTTCCTTTCCGATAACAACGGATGCCACATCGCTCCATCCAGAATTTCCCGCACTATTAACCGCTCTTACCCGAAAGAAATATTCTTTTCCAGATTCAAGTCCTGTAAATTCAGCATGACCGGCTTCGGATTCGATAGTTTTGCTTGTCACCTGGTCGGGATTTGCATCGAAATACTGTCTCTCAGTAGTGTACTGAATCTCATAACTCGTGCAATTAGCAACCCGATCCCAATCCATGGTAATAGAAGTTGACGACAATGCTCTAAGTGTTGTGATTTTTCCTGGTGAAGATGGTTGAGTGGTGACTGTACTCGAATAATCAGACCATTCGCCTTCGTCATCCATTGTATATCCACGGCAACGAGCTTTATACTTATACCCGGTTTCGATTGTACAGGATATTCCAGCAGATTGATTCTGAATTATGGAATACCCTGTATAGAACGGATCACTTGTGCCATCCTTGTAAACTTCAAACTCAACCCCGGTAGCCGTCCATTTCGAATCCAAATTAGAAATGCTCAAATCAATCTGAGTTTTATTATACTCGTTGATACCGATTTCAGGTGCCGATGGTTTAGACGGCGGACTGGATTTGAAATTGTATTTTTTCTCGCTTGAAAATTTTCCCGTCCAATACGCAACATCTTTTTTATTGACTTTATGCTTCTTGGCGATCGCCTTAACTTTAAACTTTACCTTTGTAGCGTTCTCTGGAGCAGTATACGTACTCTGTTTTACAGTTTCTGTCGTATCAGCACCGACGAACCAGACGCCGTCTCCGGTTGCATAATACCAAATGCATTTATACTCTTTTGTGTGCGATTTACTCCATTTCCAGGTTGCGAAAATAGTACGCTCTGTACCAGTTTGCAAACCGAACTTTTCTATAGTTGGCGCAGATTTAGTAGTAGCCACTATTATCGCCTCCCTTCCACTACCACTGCTCTTGTTAATATCTCGATAGCATCGCTAACGCCGCTCGTATCATCATAAGTAACACCGCCGATATTGTTATAAGTATTACCAAGGTTGTTAAGTTTCTTTCCAAGTCGATTAATAGCATCAACAACATCAGAAGAATTTCCATTTTGATTTTGTGCCATCATTGTTGTAATAGCTCCAAGGTTTCCACTTAATCCGATGGCATGATCCATTCCAAGAATTCCACCAATCTCATTTGCGCCAGCTCTTACTGCACTTAGATCAAGAACCGGTCGAATTGTTGGAACATTATCAATGCCATTCGAAACAATTTCAGTGGCTTTATAAATAGCTCTGCTTAAACCTTCTCTTGCTGAAAGTCCTATATTGGATCCAGCGTCATAAGCAGCCTTGCTGTAATCAACCAAAGCATTTACAAAACCTTGTCCAGCAAATCCACCTATTCTATAGAAAACTTTTGATGGCGAATTAATATCAAGACTGCTTCTTGCTGCTTTTGACGCTTCAGATGCCATCTGTGCTGCGGCTGATGCTGCCGAACTGATATTATCTCTGATACCAGCTGCAAATCCGCTGACAAGATACACGCCCGAACTATAAAAGCTACTGTAATATGCTCTGGATGCACTTGCACCGGCTGATGCTGCCGAACCAGATGCTGATGTGACCACGCCCATACTGGAGCGAAGACCTGCTGCAAGACCAAGCATAAGAGAAGACCCAGCTGTTACAAAATTACTCTTTTTATTTGCTACCGAATTTTTCGCTGAGTTCGCAATTGATGATGCGGTTTTCACTATAGAGTCAATCGTCCTACGCATTCCAGTGGCAACTGCTTCTGCCAGCTCGCCTCCAGCTTCTGAAACCGTGCTTACTCCGCTCTTTAAAGAAGCAGCAAAGTCAGTAACAATAGTCGTTCCAAGTATCTTGAAAGAGTCGGTCGAAACGCTCACATTTCCAATAGCAGCTGCGAAATCTGACAATTTGGAAACGCTTCCGCTAAAGTCAATTGTTGATATATCCGAAACTGCAGTACCAAGATCTTTCACACTCGTACATACATTCGTTACATTATCCACAGAAACGTTATTGCAAGCATTAATCCCGTTTGCAAATCCAGTCAAAGCAGTTTCAAGATTAGATGGAATTGACACATCGTTCCATTTCTTTACAGAATCAGCAAAAGTTCCTAACGGCTCAGTGATACCAACAATATCGGATGGACCAACAGTAGACCATGCATACACACCGTTTGCCAAATAGCTGAGGTTGGTTCCTAAATCCTCTGGGATAATGATTCCGTCCCATTTCTTAATGGAATCTGCCATAGTTCCCAACGGTGTTGCCACATCTGCCATAGCATCCGCGCCCCATCCGCTGAAGTTGAACGCTTTTACGCCATCTGCAAGATTGCTAAGTCCATCTCCAATTCCATCTGGAACAATTACATCTTTCCATTTTGAAATTGAGTCGGCTAAATCACCAAGTGGAATTGCCATTGCACCAATAGCGTCGGCACCCCATCCGCTGAAATTAAATTTCTGAACACCTGTGGCAAGAGATCCTAGTTGTGTTCCTAATCCATCTGGAACAATAACCCCAGACCATCGCTTTACCGAATCTGCCAGGTTACCAAGAGGTTCAGCCATAGCAGCAATTGCGGCTGCGCCAAATCCGGAAAAGGTATTCAGCAATCCGCCTAATGCAGTTTCACCAAGAGCTCCAGCCATGGCTGTTAAACCACGACCAATTTCATCCCAATCCATGGTACCAAAAATCGTCAATGCATTGGCAAGTTCGCCTAAGCCTTGCACGCCAAGAGTAAGCGATGCGCTACCGATAAGCGAACCTAAACCTCCAAGATTGCCAACCAGGGCAGATACAACTCCAACCTCCGTTAAGGCGCCACCCATTCCGACAAGACCTTTTGCAATCTCGTCCCAATCCATGGCACCAATTTCAGATAGTGTTGTGGCAATAGGTTCCAATGATTGAGCAGCAATAAGAACGGCAGTTCCACCCAGAAGCGAGCCGAAGCCTCCGCTAAGACTTAACACACTTAATGCTGCTGTAAACTCAGCAAGTGCGCCGCCCATTCCCGCTAATCCTTTGCCAATTTCTTCCCATGAAAGAGAGCCTATATTTGAAAGCGCCATTGCAATAGGTTCTAAAGCTTGAACAGCTATAAGAATACCAGTTGCTCCAAGAAGGGAGCCAAATCCACCAACTGCACTAAGAATACCAAGTGAAGCCGTTAACTCACCCAAAGCCCCTCCCATTGCAGCTAAACCTTTACCGATTTCATCCCACGATAAAGCACCGAGTCTTTCGAGATTCTCTGATATTTCATCAAGAGATTGTACTGCCACAAGAAGACCAGTTCCTCCTAAAAGTGACCCGAAGCCACCAACCGCGCTTAATATGCTCAATGAAGCAGTAAACTCACCCAAAGCACCACCCATTGCAGCGAGACCTCGTTTGATCTGTTCCCAGGAAAGGTTACCAAGTCTTTCGATATTTTCTGAAATTTCATCAAGAGACTGTACTGCTATCAGCATTCCAGTACCACCAAGTAAAGCTCCAAAACCACCAGCTTTGCTCAGAACACTTAATGATGCTGTCATA